CGCCGAGCGGCGGTAACACCTATTCCAAGTCCCGCGTCGTCAACAAGGGGTAAGAGATGCTCAAGCAATCGACAGCGCGGAACCTGATGGTCTTCCTCACCGACTCTGCCGACCATGTGACCGGCAAAACGGGCGCGACGCTCTCGGTGTCGCTCTCCAAGAACGGCGCGGCTTTCTCGAGCATCTCGCCGACGGTTACCGAGCGCGGGGACGGCTGGTACAACATCGCGCTCACGAGCTCGCACACCGACACGCTCGGCGATCTGGTGCTGCGGGCGACGGCCTCTGGCGCTGACCCCATCGACCTTCGCGAGCAGGTGTTCGCGGGGCTGCCTGGCGAATCGGTCACGGTGTCGAGCATCGCCAACGACGCGATCACGGCTGCTGCGGTGGCCGCAAGCGCGGTGACCGAAATCCAGAGCGGCCTTGCGACGGCGGCTGACCTGACGGCGGTGAAGACCAAGACGGACTCGCTCACCTTCACGGTCGCGGGGCAGGTGGACGCGAACATCCAGTACGTCAACGACGTGCAGGTCAAGGGCACCGGTCAGTCTGGCAACGAGTGGGGGCCGGTGTAAGTGCCGTTCACCTACTCGACCTGGGGCACATCGTGGGGTGGCGCGTGGGCCACCGCGTGGGGCGGGGGTTCGCCGCCGCCCCCGCCGCCTGCGGTCGAGACACGCGGCGGATACGGGCCGCCGACGAAGCGCAAGCAGCGCGACTTCGACGAGGAGCGCCGCGAGCGCGATCGGCTGCGCGAGCAGATCGAGGCCGCGGTCGCGCCGCTCAAGGCCAAGAAGGCCGAGGTGGTCGAGACGGCCGCCGGGGGCGAGGAGGGCGTTGCCATCCTCACCCGGCGCCAGCGCATCGCCATCCCGGTGCCGGCGTCGCTCGATGCGGGCGAGGTGGCGCGGATGGTCTCGGCGGCGCTCGAGCGTGCCGGCATCGAGGCGCGCAAGGCCGATTCCGAGCGCGCGCGGCAGCTCGCCGCTGCGGCGTTCGAGGTCGAGGTACAGGAGCGGATGCGGCGCATCCAGCGCCGCCGCCGCGAGGAATGGCTGCTGTTGCTGAACTGAGGACGCCATGACGAGACGACGCTACAGGTACGACCCCGAATCGGGCGAGATGGTGGAGATCGGCGCAACCGAGCCGCCGCGCCGCAAGGACGCGCTCAATCACCTGAGCGCGCTGTGGGGTGACCGGCACTATGACGGACTCGCAGCGCCCGGCGGTGCGGACATCTCGAGCCGCAAGAAGCACCGCGAGTACATGAAGCGCACGGGGCTGACGACCGCGGACGACTTCAAGGAGACCTGGGCGAAGGCCAAGGTCGAGCGCGAGAGGTACTACCAGCAGGGCGGCTCCGTGCGCAAGCAGGACATCCGCGAGGCCATCGAACGACTTCAATCCAAGAGGTGACCCATGTCTGACCCCACCACGATCAGGGACGCGCTGGAGGCGGCCGTGCCCGCATCCGACCCGACACCTGCCCCCGAGCCCATCGCCGCCGAGAGCGCCCCTGCTTCGGCCCCAGAGCCCGTCTCGGCGCCCTCGCCGGAGAGCGCCTCGCCCTCGCGCGTGCGCGACGAGTCCGGCCGCTTCAAGCCGACCGAGGCCAAGGCCGAGTCCGTGGCGCAGCCGCAACAGCATGCGGAAGACGCAACGCCGGCCATCCAGCCCGGCCCGAAGGCCGAGCCGCGCCCGGCGCCGCAGGAGCGCGCGCCGGCATCGTGGCGCCCCGAGGTGCGAGAGCACTGGGCGGCGCTGCCGCCGGACGTGCGCGCGGAGGTCGCCCGGCGCGAGTCCGAGACGCAGCGTGCGCTCGCTGAGTCGGTCGAGGCGCGCCGGTTCACCGAGCAGCTGACCAACGTCATCCGGCCCTACGAGATGTTCATCAAGGCCGAGAACAGCAACCCGCTGCAGGCGATCGACAACCTGATGAGCACCGCGGCGCGGCTGCGCACGGGCACGGCGCCGGAGCTCGCGACGATGGTCGCGGGCATCGTGAAGCAGTTCGGGGTCGGCCGGTTCGGCAACAACTTCATCGAGCAGCTCGACCAGGCGCTGGCCGGGGAAGTGCCGCGGGGCGATGCTGCCTCGACGCAGGTGCAGCAGATCCTGCAGCAGCAGCTCGCGCCGGTGCAGCAGTTCATGTCGCAGTTCCAGCAGCAGCAGGCCGCCCAAGCGCAGCGCGCGCAGCAGGAGGCGGCCTCCGAGGTCGAGCGGTTCATCGAGCAGGCCGAGTTCGGTGGGGACGTGCGCGAGGACATGGCCGACCTGATGGAAGTCGCCCAGCGCCGCGGCCGGGAGCTGACCCTGCAGGACGCCTACCGTCAGGCCTGCCTGACGAACCCGCGGGTGCGTTCGGTGCTCGAGACCCGTTCGCGCTCCCAGGGCGCGCAGCAGGTGAACGACGCTGCCGCGCGCGCCAAGCGGGCGGCGGTGAGCGTGTCGGGCTCGGCCGCGCCGGCCGGTCCCGCCCCGACGCCGACCGATGTCCGCTCGGCCATTGAAGCGGCGCTTGTGCAAACCGCACGATGATGGTATAAACACAACGGGCATGGTTCGCCGTGCCCGTTGTGTGCCCAGCGCCGCAGCCACCGAAGCTCGACGGAGCGATACGCGGAATACCGCATTCGCCCACCGCGACTGACCGGACTGAACAGGTTCGTTTAGGCCACGAAAAAGGGCGGGGAGTGATCCCCAGTTCAATTTTTTGTGGAGAGTTTCAATCATGGCATTCGCAAATGTGAGCGACATCGTCGCCACTACCATCACCAACCGTTCGCGCTCCATCGCCGACAACGTCACCCGCAACAACGCGCTCCTCGCGCGCCTGCAGCAGCGCGGCAACATCAAGCCGTTCGGCGGCGGCTCGACCATCCTGCAGGAGCTCAGCTTCGCCGAGAACGGCAACGCCGCCTTCTACTCGGGCTACGACACCCTGCCGATCGCCGCGCAGGACGTGATCTCGGCCGCCGAGTTCAGCATCAAGCAGCTCGCCTGCCCGGTCGTGATGAGCGGCCTCGAGATGCTCCAGAACAGCGGTCGCGAGGCGTTCATCGACCTGCTCGAGGCTCGCATCAACGTGGCCGAGGCCACGATGGCGAACCGTCTCGCGCAGTCGATCTACTCCGACGGCACCGGCTCGGGCGGCAAGGAGATCACCGGCCTCAACGCCGCTGTGCCCTCCAACCCGGCGACCGGCACCTACGGTGGCATCGACCGCGCCACCTGGACGTTCTGGCAGTCGAAGCTGTACGACTTCTCGGCCGCCGGCGTGACGCCGCCCGCCACGGGCGCGCAGATGCAGACCGGCCTCAACACGCTCTGGGCGTCGCTCGTGCGCGGCTCGGATCGTCCCGACCTCATCGTGCTCGATGCCAACTACTGGGGCATCTACACGGCGTCGTTGCAGGCGAACCAGCGCTTCACCGACCCGGCGCAGGGCAGCCTCGGCTTCCCGACGCTCAAGTTCATGGACGCCGACGTGGTCCTGGACGGCGGCATCGGCGGCTACTGCCCGGCCAACACCGGCTTCATGCTGAACACGAAGTACCTCTTCCTGCGGCCGCATCGTGACCGGAACATGGTCTCGCTGTCGCCCGGCAAGCGGTATTCCACTTCGCAGGATGCCGAGGTCCAGATCCTCGCGTGGGCGGGCAACCTCTGTTCGTCGGGCGCGCAGTTCCAGGGCCGCATCCAGAACTAACGACCTCGTGGTGGGGGTCACCTTGCCTTGGTAGGTAGGTGACCCCTGCCTACCGAGGCTCTTCTCAGGAGAAACAGACATGTCTCAGATCATCGGCATCGACAAGACCGCGGTCACCGCCGCCACCGACGTTCCGGCCTTCCGGCTCGGCACGCTCGGCGGCTTCGACGACCCGGTTCTCGGGTATCAGGAGTTCATCTACGGCCGCGCGGACGGCGCTGTCACCGCCTTCTTCGCGTGCGTCGAGGCGACTGGCTTCGACTTCGCGATGGCGAGCACCACGAACACCGCGCCCGGCGCGTCTGGTTTCGGTTCTCGCATCGGCGTCGCTCAGGCCGGCCTCGCGGACAACCAGTACGGCTGGTTCCAGGTGTACGGCAAGGGCAGCGTGCGCACGCTCGCATCGGCCGCCAAGGGCACGCGCCTCAACACGACGGCCACGGCCGGCGCGTTGGACGACGACGGCACTGCGGGCGCCGAGGCGATCGTTGGCCTCGTCCTCGGCACCGCGACTGGCGGTGCGGCTGCCGTCAACGCGGACGCGCTGTTCAGCTACCCGACCGTCGGCGTCACGCTGTAATCCAGCAGCAGAGCGGGGCGGTGCGGGGTAATTCCCGCACTGCCCCTTTTCCACAACCAGAAGGAGAACAGTTCCATGCAGGTGAACGCCACCACAGCGTCAACAGATTGGAACAGCGTCCTCGACGCGCCCGGCCTCGACGAGACCCGGTTCGTGAACGACGACAAGCTGTTCGTGCAGTTCTACCGCAAGCCCATGATGCACCTCGGCGACTCGCGAGCCGCCGGCCGCCCGATCTACCGCGAGGTGGATTGCATCCGCATCATGGTCCCTGGCGACAAGCTGAGCGTCATCGACCGCCCGGTCGATTCCATCGACTCGCGCCGCTTCGCTGCGCGCTACGAGAAGTGGAAGGCCGGCCAGGGCAACAGCGTCGAGGGCACGCCGCTCACGGCGCTGCCGCGCATGACGGGCGGCAAGATCGAGGAGTACAAGTTCTTCAACGTCCACACCGTCGAGCAGCTCGCTGCTGCGCCGGACTCGCTCGGGCAGAAGTTCATGGGCTTCAACGAGGACAAGCGCGCCGCGGCTGCGTTCCTCGAGCTCGCGAAGGGCAACGCTCCGCTCGAGAAGATGAACGAGGAGCTCAAGAGCCGCGACGCGAAGATCGAGGAGCTGCAGGTCTCGCTCGAGGCGCTGACGAAGATGGTGAACGACGCCAAAGGCAAGAAGAACTGAGGTTGATGCCTCATGCCTTACCAGATCATCACTGACAACACGCTCGGGACCATCGTCCAGAACGTCGCGCAGCTGGTAAGTTTCCCAGCGCCTGCGGACCCGGCGGGGGACTCCGACCCCGCCGTGGTCCAGATGGTGCAGTCCGTCAACCTCGCGGGCATCGACCTGCTCGGCATGGCCGACTGGCAGGAGTTGACGAAGACCCACACCCTCAGCATCCAAGCGTCCACGCCTGGCATCAAGGAGCAGGCGTTCACGCTGCCCGAGGACTTCTACGAGTTCATCGACCAGACGCAGTGGAACTCCACGATGCAGTGGCCGGCCATCGGGCCGGTCTCGCCGCAGGCGTGGCAGGAGCTGCTCGTGCGGCAGACGCTGCCGACGCTGTCGTTCTACTGGCAGATCCGCGGCAACCAGATCTACATCCTCGCGCCGCCGACTGCGGCGCAGGACCTGACGTTCTTCTACCAGTCCTTCGCGTGGGTGCGTGACGCCGACAACGCGACGCTCTACAAGAACCGCGCGAACAAGAACGGCGACACGGTGCTGCTCGACTCGCACCTCGTGACGCAGCTCGCGCGGGTGAAGTGGCTCGAGATGAAGGGCCTCGACAGCAGCGCCGCGATGCGTGACTTCCAGGTCAACTTCGAGAACCGCAAGGGCAACGAGAAGGGCGCGGTGGTGCTCAACATGGCGGCTTCGCGCCGCTATCCGTACATCAACGCGGTCTACAACCTGCCCGACACGGGCTACGGGAACTGACCGTGCCGCTCGTCCCGCTCGCACAGTTCAAGACGCCGCGCCGAGCCGCGGCCGCGCGCGTGGCGGACATGTTCACGATCCCCTCGCCGGTGGGCGGTCTCAACTACCGCGACCCCATCAGCGCGATGCAGCCGACCGACGCGCTCGTGCTCGAGAACATGATCCCGACGCAGACGGGCACGGTCATCCGCAAGGGGTGGCAGTACCACACCTCGTCGGTGGCGCTGCCCATCAAGTCCATCTTCGCGTACAACGCCCCCGCATCGGCGAACAACAAGGTCTTCGCGGCCGCGGGTGGCAACATCTACGACGTGACGACGGGCACGCCGTCGCTCGCGCAGGCGAGCACCGGCTCGACGGACGATGTCTGGAGCGTGACGCAGTTCGCGAACGGCGCGGACGTGTTCCTGCTCGCGGTGTCACCGGGCGCCGGTTACTGGACCTACGACACGACGAACGGCTGGGTGCAGCAGACGGTGACGGGCCTGCCGGCCTCGCTCAAGGAGGT